GTACTCGGCTAGGTAGCCAGCGGATAGCTCAACCAAACCACTATCGATCTGCCGGATAGCTTCGGCGTCCTTGATGATTAGCGGCGCCTCGACGTATTCGCCATCCTGGGTAGCCGGGTCAGTCACATGGCCCACAGAGTGACGCTTGAAGGTTTCAGCGTTCACCATGTCGCTAGGGTGCATGATCGTGACGTCAGTATCAGCGTAGCTATCCAGGCTGGCTTTCGAGAACACTTCTTCGGGAGGACGGTAGACGCCGATGCGTGAATTAGGATCACGGTCAGTAATGCCTAGCTCGCTGGCGAGGTAATACTGCACACCAGCACGCGCAACTCGACCGGGAACCTTGAGGTAGCCCGTATCGGTAAACTCACGCCGACTAATTGCATACTGTGCGCGGTCTTGAATCAGAATAGGCGTCATAGCAAGCCTTTAATGGTTTTATGCACAGTATAATAGCAGTAGCGTAGAAATAAGGCAAAGTAAAGGGGATATGCGCTATTCAGCGGCATGGATGTCTATCCCGCGTAGACGGCAATACTTAAGAACATGGCAATTAATTACCCATTATGCGGCAAATAACGTTGACTATGTGGCGGATGATGCCTATAGTGAGGGTGTGCATAGGCACTACAAGCAACCAAAGGAATCGACCATGGCAGCACTAATCTACCTCGCAATTGCAGTTACCTTTATCTCGGCTTGGCTAACTCACATCATCACATGCCTATCGGATGGTTCATGGGGCTTTCTCATTGCAGGCGCATTGATGTTCCCGATTGCAATTATCCATGGCTTCGGTATCTGGCTAGGCATCTTTTAACACCCACCGCCCGCCCAGCGCGGGCATTGATAACGAGGAGATGGGGATTTAAATGAAAACAATCTACAACATTTACTGTGAAAATGGTTTTTACCTGGGTCAATGGTATGGCGTTAGCCGATCCGATGCAGTAGTGCGCGCTCGCATGAGTGGGGCTCAACTGAATTTCAGTCGCGCGTTCAGTGCATCACAATTTTAATAACCACCAATATAACGAGGAGATAGGGATGATTGAATTGAAAGCAACAGGCGGCGAATGGGTGGCAGATGGTTATGAAATACGATCCACAACATGCCCCATCAGTCTGGCTAAGGTCGCAGTTTTCAATAAAGGAAAGGCAAACGCTGACCTTATGGCAGCATCCTACGGCATGTATCGACTACTTGAACGCCTAGAGAAATTCTGCGACGAAGTAACGGACGAAGATACGCGGCTTTATGGTGAGGCAAAGAGCCTATCGTATGAAATTGATGATCTGCTGGCTAAAGCACGAGGTGAGTCATGATCACGCCAGAGCAAATCCAGCAGTTAGGCACTACCGAATGCGTGCGCTCGCTTGAGAGAACTATGCCAGAGATACATCGAGCATTTCAGGCGCAGCGCGCAGGCATGAGCTACGAGCAATGTCTTGAAATGATGGTTATCGCACTGGCCAACAATTCACAGCATTATCAAAGCGAGTGCGTGCGACTGATTATGAGCCAACCTGTCAGTATCACTATGCCAGCGAGTACACAACTATGATCCACGCCAAGCACCACGACCCAGCCAGCGCTCGCGATACCCTGCTGAAACTCAAGCGCTCGCGCCGCTATACCTGGGAGGAACTATCGGAGATGACCGGCAGTAGCATCCGCAAGTTATCCGACGTAGGCGCAGGCCGCGGCAAGGCCACCTACGCCGACCAAGTGATGTACGAGGCTATGTATCGAGAGGAGTGTGGGAAGTGAGCGCCATGATTGTAGAGATTGATGCCAAAGAAGCTATTGCACTGCTTTCGTGTACTCAGCATATGGGGATTGAGCATATCAATTGGATGAATAGCCAGGAAGGCTTCCCGCTAATGGAAAGCGCTAACAATGGATTCACAAAAGCTAACGCTGCCGGTGCATACGCATATCAATACATTCGGCTAGAAAGGATTGCCAAAGCGAAAGGATGGATACCCCAATGACCACAGTACAAGTACCCACTAGCGAGTTGGTTGGCGAAGGTCTTAATTATGCTGTCGCTAAGGCAGTTGGCAAGGACGTTTACGCTAAAGAGATATGGCCTAGCGTTGTAATGGTGTTTACTACTGATGGCTTTCGGTTTATGCCATCTGCCGACTGGTCTCAAGCAGGCCCAATTATTGAGCAGTACAGCGTAAAGCTTGCGCCCTATTTTGATAGTAATGGCGAACGCCTGAAGTGGTATGCGCTAACCGCCAATGACCGCTCCATGGTTCAGGCGTGCCACGAACAAGTATTAGTAGCTGCAATGCAGGCGATAGTGATGTCGCATTTTGGCGACACCGTAGAGATTCCAGAGGAGCTGGTGAAATGAAATGCCTAAACAATTTAATAGGCCGCTTCAAGTTGGCATGGATTGGATTCACAAAGCCGTACCTAACAGCTAGCGCCATTAGCCTTACACGACTAGCCATTGATAAGCCGCAGACGGTGGAGATGACCACTAGCGGCCATGGTAAGCCTGAGCGTCGAATCAAAATCACTATCGAGGAGCTAACACAATGACCAATCAAGCATGGGTGCCAGCGGTGGGTGATGAAGTCATCGTAAGTTACGCAGGCGATGAGGTAACGGGCTGCATCGTCGCAATTCATGACGACCAGCCTATTGCTGCATTTATCCCTAAGGGGTACACGCACTACCAATACGAGCCTGCATGCAGGACTGATATTCGCCCACTCCCCACCGACGAGGAGAAGGCGGTTGATAAGTGCTTTCAGTGCCACGGAGAAGGAAAGACCGAATGGCACTCTGGATATACGACTCAATCAGTTACTTGCCCGCTGTGCCTTGGCACTGGCGTAAGCGTGGATTACTTCATTGAGCAGGTAACAGCGAAGATTGAGGCTAAGTACAGCAAGCAGCCAGAGCCCGATATGGGTGATCCTAAGAATTGGCGTGTCGGCGATATCATCAAGTGCATTAGAAATGCTCAAGGCCTTACATACGGCTATACGTACAAGGTTTTTGGCATCAGCGCTATTGGCGATCCTATTATTTGTGATGATCTAGGCGGATACGAAAGTCGGCATTCATCGCTCTTTGAATTGATCCATCAAGCATAACCACCAAGCCCGCACTAAGCGGGCCTTTTGTTGCTGGGTAGCTCGAATTCAAACACGGGACTGGCTGTGCAACGACAACCCGGATGATGTCGACCTGCATGGAGGCCAGTCTGCCCGCCCCAGCTAGCGCCTTCCTTCCACGTATACACGCCTTTTCCATAGCCCACATCTTTGCGAGCAATACCCCAGCAGCTTATCTTGGCGTTTGGGTATTTACCGCCGGGTCGACCAGTTACGCGCTCATCATCGGAATCAATAGAGCGGTAGTGCGTGATGCCTGCCTGCTGCTGGCGCTTCTCTACGATCTGGCTGGTGATCTTTGATTGTTGGTCGCGGGAGATGAAGCGGGCACGGCGATAGCTGACGCCATAATCCTCTTGCAGTTGCTTGGCTACCTCAGTCGGATAAACACCATCCTTTAGACCGCTATAGATCGTGCTTTCAATACGCTTAAAGAACTGCTCCGGTATCGACTTAATCAAACTCACGTTCTCAGCAATAGACGCCTGGATATAATCGTCCATATCGCGTTCAGACAGCAGCGGCTTAATATCCACGCCAATGGCTGTATTGACGTTCTTCACTAGCTGCCGGGTAGTGGCCTCATCAGTGCGGCCTACGAATGTGCGTGCAATGCGTTGATAGGCTGCCTCAAAGGCTGGCGTGAAGTAACGGGCCTTGACCCGGTTGATAGCGTCGATGATCTTGCGCGCCCAGTCGTCCTGAGTATAAAGCGCGTCGATGGTTAGGGCTGGACGATCAGGCGTATCGGTATAGTCGTCACGCTCTGCCTTGATAGCAGGCATCACCTCGGCGTTTATCTCTTTCGCCATAGCACGAACCAGCGAGCGAAGCTGCGCATGGTAGTAGCGCTCTACCTCGCTGCTGGGCTCTACGGGCTTCGCAGGCTTAGGCCGCTTGCGTTGCGCGTCCTTAGTTGCCTGGGTTAGATTGTCGCATGCGCTCATTTATACCCAAACCCTTTCTCAAGCTCCTGCTCGCTAATGACAAAGCGGGAATCATCTATCATCACATCCATGATGCGTACCTCTGGGGCGCTATCTTTTGTGCCGCTGCTGCTGATTAGTTTTGCATTTATTACAGTAATTCCATTATTGGTTCTAGACACTCCTGTTATTAAATACTTCTGATTACGGCCTAGAAGGATTTCGCTTTCACCCGAGCTTCCAGCTACTTCAAACTGATCCATATCTAGTGCGTTAGTGCCCGTAGGAGCCTCTATGGCAAATATTGCAGAATGCTCTCTAGAAGACCCAGAGAATGAAGAAGCCACCTGTATATCTAGCGATGTTGATGCGAAGGTGTTAAAAGAGCCTTCTTTACCAACCAGGCTTTCTGCGGCGGCGGCCAAACCCCTTGCTTTTATACCTCTGTACAATACAGCAGGCTCACTAAGAGATGACTTTTTAATTGATTGATCAATAGTCCTTGCTTCTGCGTTAAACCCAGTGCTCTTTCCGTCCCCATTGAGCAGGTAATCATTCAGCGCCTTGTAACCACCTTCCTTATAATCCTTGAGGATGATGCTTTGGTTTTCAGTAAGGCTTCTTGATTGCTTGGCTATATCAGATGGCTTTTTTTTTGCTGAAGTTTGTCCGTTTCCACCGCTTGAAAACTTACCATCGACGTCTCTCGGGTGGTCTGATTCACTCCAAGCATCCGCAGTCATCTCGGCGCCTTCATTATCGCCCTCGGGATCAAATGCGCCGTTAGCCTCTTCTTTTTCGGCCTTCTTGGCTTCCTCAATATCGTCATCGCTGATTGAGTAGGTGCCGCGAGACTGTAGCTTGCGCATGACTTGAGATTTCTTAACGACTCCGCTTGCTAGGTAGTTATCATCGGCTTGAGAATTGGCCAGCTCTTGCTGGGCCTGTTCAGCGCCAGAAGGTTGAGACAGCGGGTTAAACTCGAATTCGCATTCTTCTGGCATCTCGCCTAGCCATGATGGGATCATTACCTCATCGATGCGCTCTAACACTTCTCGGTAGGCTGACTCTTGCTGGCCCCTGATAGCGTTGTTGTAGTTCTTCTGGTCGCCAGCACCACTATCGCCCATGCCCTTAGCCATCTCGCCAAATAGCCGGGTCATCGGGATATCAGCCGCGCCACTTGTCCACATCATTAGCTTATCGAGAACGTCTCCCAGTCCACCGAACGATGCCGGGTTGCGTGAGTATTTCTCGGTCGTTCCGTCCAGTAGCAGCATGCGGTTAATGGCTTTGAGCGTTCCGGCAAGCTGGTAGCGCTTCAAGATAGCGTTTGAGCCGTCTTCGGTGGTCAGCTCGTCGCTTAACCCTTCGCGCTCAATTACATCAACGTTGGCCTCTTGGATCAGAGAGGCAATGCCCGCCTTCGCGCTTACGGCGTCCTTGATGTCCTCCATGCACTTGCGCAGTACGGAGTTATCCCAGCCGCCGTTAAGCTGGCGTAGGGCTAGCGGTATCTTTTGCCCAGGGATGCGTATCACGTGGCTATGGTGAATGTTCAGCGAGCCACCGGCCACCATGTATTTGTTGGGCAGCAGGTAATTGGGAATCGTTGGATCGGTAAAGTTGAAGTCAACGCCGGTAATGTAGCGCCGGTCGAGTACCACTAGGCGCTTTAGGCTGCCTTGCTTCAATCGCCGGGTATCAAGCGGCATGCTCAAGTCTTGGTCGGTGATCATCAGGATAGCAGCGCCACCGTAGAGCCGTGACCACTTAAACGCCTCCTGAATCACTTGCTGAACCTTGTAATGCTTCTCGGCCCGCTGGATATCGCTAGCCTCCTCGCAGGAGAACGAACGCCACTCGCGGGTAGCGTCATCAACAGGGATATCGACGATAGACGTAGCAAGCCAGCAATCGGCATAGGCTGACTCTAGCTCTATCCAATCGAAATAATTGAGCGGGTTATAGCGGAAGGTGTTGTGGCTTCTTTTGTCTCGCTCGGTGCCAAGGCCAGACACGACGTTGGTCAGGCTATCGCTAAACGTTAGCTGTCCTGTCGAACTGGCGCGCATGCGGGGCTTCTGTTCGTTCATAGCATTACCCTGTTAATTTGTCCATAGTTTAGCATGCGCGTGGTGATATGCGAAAAGGTCATAGCCAGGAGTTAAGCGGCGCACCTTTGACGGCTAGGTGCGGGCAAGCGCCCATAATAAATGCGTCGGCAAGGTTGGGTGATTCAATGCCACGCTTAGCCATCTCATCCTTGGTTTCTAGCATATCAAGGCCGCGTTTACTGTAGCGCTTGCGAGGAGTGGCTAGTTCAGTCTTTAGCTTTTCCAGCTTAGGAAGGTCGCCACGAATACTGATTAACTCACTATCTGGGTACTTCATGCCTTTTGTGACTGCGTTATAAGTGTTGCGCAATCTGTCGGCCACATCCTGCCACGCCTGGGCTTTAAGGTTCTCAAACTTCTCGTCGTTCTTAATCTTTGGCGCATACTCGCGGTCAGGGTTCATCACCGCGCCGCCAGCGTTGAATTTATAGTAACCGCCTTTTACTCTCTGCTCTTTCAGCGTTGAGCCCACTTGAGCGCCGACGCCAATAGAGTCATAGATCAACCGGCCTTTCTTGGCAGTGTGTGCCCATGCGCGCTTAGCAGATTGCACAAGCTCGTCTTCGGGCGCTGCCCATTCGTCCATGTTGACGCACACAGCACCGTCGAAGATGGCGCACGCATTCTTGTCAGCACCACTGTCGGCAACGTCATAGCCCACTGTCCTAGCGCCGCTAATATCCAAGCCAAGCACCTTATCAGCATCAACGGCAGCTTCCAGCCATGTGCGCTTGATAACAGCCATATCATCGTCAGTACGAGGCACGCCAAGGTAAACATGTTCATAATCTTCGTAGTCTTCGGCTTTAAGGTCTTCAATGTCCCGGCGCGCCGTATCGGATAGGAACGGGTTCTGCGGGTAGTTGATCAGGCGAACGCGGGTGTCGGCAGGAGGGTTAACAATGAAGCGCTGGTAAACGAAGTCAGTCACCAACTTAGGGTTAAACGATATCCATATCTCGGAGCCTTCCTTGCGTATGGTCGGCTTCAGTATCTCCCATTGATCTTTCGTAAGGTTATGAGCCTCCTCGATCCATAGGATATCGGCGCCCTCGAACGATTTTATCTCATCCGTGTTGCGCTCAATGCCATAGAACACGAACTCGCTACCGTTCTCATGCTCAATGCTAGATGCCAAGACATTGAATCCAGGGAACTGGAATCGCTCTATCTGATCCTTGATGAGGGTATAGACCGACTCTTTGATCTTGTTCTGATAGCGACGCACGCAGAGAAAGCGGGTCTGGTACTGGCTAGCAATACCCCCGGCCATGCCTGCGAACTCATATGACTTGGAACTGGCGCGGCCACCGTATAAAACACGATGGCGGCACCGGATGAAGTTTTGTTCTGAAGGGATGCCGTCAACGAACCAGAAGTCGGATAGGGCTGGGTTAAGCGAGGCTGTCATCGTTCTTCGGCTGTGCTGCGTACATGGAAGAGAATGTTTTGACCGACTCACCTTTGCTGGTGTGGTCAATTTCCTGCTTATCGCTATAACCGTGCTTGGTAAGCATCATCTTAGCGATGGCTGGATTGAAGTCACCGCGCAGGCCGTTATTCACCAGTCCGCGCTCTTGTAATGCCTGAACTCGCGTAAAGATGTAAGAAAACTCTTGCTTATCTTCATCTTTTGACCATGCATAAACAGTCTGACGCTCAATACCCATAGCTAATGCCAGCCCTGCAATCTGAGGTACGGCATCACCCTGCTCTTCCCAGCCGCCCTCAAGATACATGCGGGCAAGCTCAAGCTTGTCTTCTGTATATTCACTAGGGCGACCCATATCACCACCCCTTACGTGCGCTAAGGCAGCTTGTGTAAAAACGGTCGCGGATATCGTGAATGAACATCGTGTCTTGCATCAATGCGCGGGGCTTGTCAGACAGCCAGTAGACGAATTCCATCATGGTGTCTTGCTCCTCGGTGCTCATATCGAGGTAGCGCACTTCATTGCGAATGATGTTGATGTCAGTACCACGACCAAACTCTACGGCGATGTTACGGAAAGCGTCGGCACCATAGGCGCAGTGCTCTTCTGCGCTGGCGCTGCTCATGGCCCATGCGGTGCTAAGGCTTAGTACGGTTACGAACCCAAATAGTAGTTTCTTCATGTCACACCTCGTTAGTTGATTTAAGTTGCCGCTGATCAGCCAGAGCGCGGCAGTCTCCTGTAAGCGAGCGCCCCTTGTATTACCGAGCGACCGTGGCCTTGCACATTGTCTCCACTCGCCTGCTAACTGTGAGATGACCGGTGGTAATAGACCAGACCAGTTACGCTACAGCGAGTTGCAGGGATGCGCGGCCCAGGTTGTTAGTGCTTCTTCGATCTATACCAGCACTCAGATAGAACAACCACGACGACGATCCACTTCCACCTTAGCCATGCCTCTATCTTTCGCTTCATGCTGGATTCCTATCTAAAATGCGGTGGCCGTTGCGACGCATATACGATCGTTCTCAGGCCCGTGATGTGTTTATAGCACAGCTCTCACCTGTACAGCCTTGCGCATTCACCGCATAGGTGGAATGCCCTCTATTCACAATACCGCTTTTAACGGAAAGGACACTCCCCTATGCAATCTCGATATCGTAATACCGATATCCCCATGCTGCAATTTCGTACCGTGGGGCCGATACCTCATGACCGCGTAAGCAGCGTGCGTTCCAGTGATGGGCGCTCCCATTTGCACCGGGCGGTAGGTCTACGCCTCATCGGCGTGATGCATGGTAGCAGAGCCATGCTTGCAGATAGTGAGGATCAACCTCCTAGCTAGTTAATGCCCTTTCATTGTAGCTGATTGGCTAGGATTTATCACGGCTCTATCTCGGCAATATGCACCACGCACCGCCCGCCGCTAACGTTCTCGCAGCGCTGGATAGTCAGCCGGTCGATTAGCTCGTCATCTACCCATACCTGGGCGTGGGTGATGGCATCAAGTAGCGCCTTACCTCCATAATTATCAATGTCGCGCTTACGCTTGTCTGGTGGGTATAACTCCACGCGGACTGATAGCCTCCCTCGCAACGGTGCATCATCGTATTGGTGGCCTACCATCTCAACCACTTCACGGCGGAATGTGCGGCCACGTTTAGACAGGATTGTGCGGCCCTGGAATTGACGCCACACCGTGTTAGTGGATGGCGGGAAGGGTAGCTCTAGGGTAATGGTCATTGCGATACGCTTGCGTCGATGGTGCGCCGATAATCACCAAAGCTAATCACTTCACTAACCGGCTTACCAAACCACCCGCGCCATAACCAGCAAAACGACTTAACCTGAACCACGCCCGCAGGAATGTAATCAAATTCAACATCCCATACATCCATGCTGACGGCGGTGTATAGATCGCCATCTTCGTTTTCGTAGCATGCCACCCACTCAGTCGCGTATATCGGGAATATGCCGCCGAATATAATGCTTTTTAATATCTCCATTATTTTTTCCTCGTCAGAATATTCGACAAG